ATGGACGCAAATGGCAAGAAGCCCGAAGCGAAGAGAAAGCCTGCGCGCAACTGGCAGAAGCGTTTTCTCGATCATCTGGCCCAAAGTTCGAACATCACCGCTTCGGCCCATGCCGCCCGTATCAGTCCCAGCCAGGCCTATGCGCTGCGCCGCACGAATGCCGATTTCGCCCGGCTGTGGCTGTTTGCTTTGGCCGAGGGGTATCTGCACCTCGAAATGGAAGTGCTGCGGCGATTGCGCGAAGGGGATCACAAAGTCGACGGCGATACGCGCTATGACTTTGCCAATGCGATCCGGCTGCTCAATGCCCACCGCGACAATGCCGCGCGGGCACAGGCTGAACATCGCAATGTCAGCGCCGCTGAAGTGCGCGCCTCAATCGACCGCAAGGTCGAAGCGATCCGCGAACAAATCCAGCGCGAAAAGCGGCGAAAGGCCGAGGCTGAATGAGCGCAGTGCTCGACTGGCTAGCCGGCGAACAGCCCGACGCGCGCCAGCGTATCGCCAATGCACTGACCGATACCGAGCGCAACGAATTCGATTACCACTGGGATTTATTTGCGCGGCCCGAACAATTGCCGCCTGTGGGCGCGTGGCGCATCTGGCTGGTGCTGGCCGGGCGCGGTTTTGGCAAGACCCGCGCGGGAGCCGAATGGGTGCGGATGATCGCGGATAGTGACGGGTCAGCCCGCATCGCGCTGATCTCGGCCTCGCTCAGCGAAGCGCGCGCGGTGATGGTCGAAGGCGAAAGCGGGATCATCGCTTGCTGTCCGCCCGATCGTCGCCCTTCGTTCGAACCGTCGCTCAAACGGCTGCGTTGGCCCAATGGCGCAATGGCGCAGCTGTTTTCGGCGGCCGAGCCGGAATCTTTACGCGGACCGCAGCACAGCCATGCCTGGTGCGATGAAATCGGCAAATGGCCGATCTCGCATAACCGCGCCACGCAAGTGTGGGACAACCTCCAACTGGGCCTGCGCCTGGGCAGCGATCCTCGCATCGCGGTGACGACGACTCCGCGCGCCGTCCCGCTGGTGCAGCGCCTGATGACTCAGGAAGACAGCGGGGCAAGCGTGGTCACGCGCGGATCGACCTTTGACAATGCAGCCAACCTGCCGCTGCGCTTCCTCAGCGCGATTGAGGAGGAATTTGCAGGCAGCCAGCTGGCGCGGCAGGAAATCGGCGGCGAGTTGCTCAAGGATATCGAAGGGGCGCTGTGGTCGCGCGCCCTGCTTGAACAGCTGCGCGAAGCCGGAACCAGCTCACCCCGCCGCCGGGTGGTGGTCGCGGTCGATCCGCCCGCTTCGGCGCATGGCGATGACTGCGGGATCATCGTTGCCGCGCTTGGCGAAGACGGAATTGCCCGGGTGCTAGCCGATTGTTCGATTGCGCAAGCGCAGCCCGAACGCTGGGCCTGCGCAGTGGCCGATGCAGCGCGCGAATGGGAGGCTGACCGGGTTGTCGCCGAAGCCAACCAAGGGGGCGCAATGGTCGAAAGCGTGCTGCGCGCAGCCGATAGCGGCCTGCCGATCAAGCTGGTTCACGCTTCCCGCGGCAAGGTGGCTCGGGCCGAGCCGGTGGCTGCGCTCTACGCGGCAGGGCGCGTGCGGCATTGCGGCACCTTCCCGCAGCTGGAGGATCAATTGTGCGGCCTCATGACCGGCGGCGATTACGCTGGCCCTGGCCGCAGCCCCGACCGCGCCGACGCGCTGGTGTGGGGATTAAGCGAATTGATGCTGGGAAAAGCAGCAAGGCCCAGAGTGTCCGCGCTGTAACGACATGGGCCGGGCTATCGGGTTTTGCAGGCACCCGCCAGGCGACTGGTCGTTGAAACGCGCAGTTCGGTAGTAAAGCTGCGGCTTTGAATGAGCATATTGACCGTTCCGTCGATAGCCGAGTTGGTCTTTGCCGCTTCGAAGGTCGTGGTTGATTTGTATTCCTCGCCGCATGCGACAGTGATCGCAAAGCCATCGGAGGAGACCGAACGGTCGGTGATCGTACACTCTGCCGCAAAGGCCACGCCGGGCAGAATTAGATCGCCATTCGCTGACAGCTTATTGCCGATACAGTCGGTCGTATCCTGAACACGTCCCTTCTGGGTGAGGATCTCTTCGATCTTTGCGTTGACGTCAGCATCGGGCGTTTCCGCTTCGGCGCGCGTCACGATCACATCGTCGATGGTCAAGGTGGTGGCCCATTCGCCCTCATCCAGATCGATCGACCGAAACACGCCAAGTTTGTCAACGCCGGCCGCAAGTGCTGGCACCGCAAGGCCAGCACACAACGCCAACACAATAAAACGCCTGATCATCCGGCCCATCCTTTCTGATGGGCAACAATAGCCCCGCGCAATCCGGCAATCCAGCAACCATTTGCCCCGCAACTGGAGATCTCCATGTCATTCCTCGCAAATCTGCTCTCCACCTTCAAGGGCGGGGAGCCTGCTCGCGTGCCTTTGGCACAGGGCTTCCTCCAGGGTTGGTCTCCCGCTTTTGAGGCCAGAGTGCCCGCGCCTCATTTCAATTATGTCACGTCGGTGCGCGAGAGTTTCCTTGCCAACCCTATCGCCCAGCGCGCGGTACGGATTGTCGCCGAAGGGGTCGGGCAGGCGCCGCTTTCGAGCAACAATGACGCGCTCACCGCGCTGGTCGCGGCGACGAGCGCAGGCCAGTCGCTGATCGAAACGCTCGCCGCGCATCTGCTGTTGCACGGCAATGGCTATGTCCAGATCATCAAGGATGCGAGCGGCCACCCGGTCGAGCTGTTCGCGCTGCGCCCTGACCGGGTTACGTTGCAATCGGGCAGCGACGGCTGGCCCTGTGCTTATGATTACGCGGTGGGCGGCGCAGCGATGTCGATCGCCGCGCTGGATGAAGATGGCTGGCCCAACCTCATCCACATCAAGGCGATGCACCCGCTCGACGATCATTATGGTGCAGGCGCTCTGGCCGCCGCAACGCAGGCTGTGGCGATCCACAATGCCGCCGCCGCCTGGAACCGTTCCCTGCTCGAAAACGCCGCGCGCCCTTCCGGCGCATTGGTTTACGAAACCGGAGACGGCGCGGGGTTGACCAGCGATCAGTTCACCCGGTTGAAGTCCGAACTGGCCGATGCCTTTTCGGGCGCGGGCAATGCCGGGCGTCCGATGCTGCTTGATGGCGGGCTCAAATGGCAGAGCATGGCGCTCTCGCCCGCCGATATGGATTTTGCGACGCTCAAAAGCGCGGCGGCGCGCGACATTGCGCTGGCTTTCGGAGTGCCGCCGATGCTGCTCGGCCTGCCGGGTGACAACACCTACGCCAATTACCGCGAGGCCAATCGCGCGCTGTGGCGGCTGACGCTGCTGCCGCTGGCCGACAAGCTGCTGGCGGCTTTGCGCGAGGGTCTGGCCCCGTGGTTTGCCGATGCCCGGCTGGCGATCGATCTCGATCAGGTGACCGCGCTGTCCGAGGACCGCGAACGATTGTGGAAGCAGGTGTCCGAAGCCGAATTTCTGACCCGCGCGGAAAAGCGCGGGATGCTGGGACTGCCCGAGGAGACACACGAACCAAAGCCGGCAGAGGAGACCGCCGCATGAACCGCATGACGACACAGGAAGAAATGCTCGCCGGGCTGATGGCGCAGGCCAAACAGGACGGCGCGGATTTGGTGACTTTGCGCGCCATTGTCGAGGAAACCAGCGAGCTGGCGGCTGCGCGCGTACTCGAACGTCTGGGGCTCGCCGATGAAAGCGCACAGGATGATCTGGGCGAGCTGCGCGAATTGTTGCAGGCCTGGCGTGATGCCAAGACCAGCGCGTGGAAGGCGGTGGTCGAATGGGTGGTGCGCGCGGTGCTGGCCCTGCTGCTGATCGGTATCGCGGTGCGGCTTGGCGTGCAGGAATTGCTGTGAGCCTGCGCCTCGCGGGATACGCCGCTTTGTTCGACATCGCCGATGCCGGACGCGACACCATTCGCAAAGGAGCGTTTGAACGCACGCTTGCCGCGCGCAGAGAACCGCTCCCGCTGCTGTGGCAACATCGGCCCGACCAGCAGATCGGAACGGTTGAAGTCGCCACCGAGGATGCGCGTGGGCTCAGAGTGATCGCCCGGATCGACAAGCCGCAATCGCGCGGCGCGGCGCTGCTCGCGAACAAAGCGGTGAGCGGGCTCAGCTTCGGTTACCGTGCCCGCGCCGCCCGCCACGACGGTAATGGCCGCGAACTGACCGCAATCGACCTGTTCGAAGTCAGCCTCGTCACTCATCCGCTCCAGCATGGAGCGCGGGTGCATCTGGTCATTTGACCAATACGCCCTGCCCAAATCCACCACCGGGCCGTCCATTGGGCGGCCTTTTTCTTTCCCAATGAAAGGCCCAATACCCCATGGATAGCATTGTTACTCCCCAAACCCAGACCCCTGCGGCAGACCCGATGGAAGCCAGCTTCGACATCGTTGCGCGTCAGGACAAATGCGAAGGCGACATCGCCACGCTGCGCGGTGATGTCGATGAAGTGAAAGCCCGGCTCGACAAGGTCGCCCGTGCCGCCTCGCGCCCGGCGATCGGCGGCAGCACTGACAGCGCCGAAGTGAAAGGCTTCGTCGATGGCTATCTGCGCCGTGGCCACACCGCCGAGATCAAGTCGCTCAACACGCTCAGTCCTGGCGATGGCGGCTATGCCGTGCCGCAAGCGATCGACGCGGTGATCGCGCGCGAACTGGTCGAGATCAGCCCGATCCGCGCCATCGCTCAGGTCGTGCAGACTGGCAGTTCGGGCTATCGCAAGCTGGTCTCAACCGGCGGCACTGCATCGGGCTGGGTCAGCGAAACCGCCGCTCGCCCCGCAACCGAAGCGCCCAACTTCGCCGAAATCGCACCGCCCAGCGGGGACCTGTATGCCAATCCGGCAGCCAGCCAGTCGATGCTCGACGATGCTGGCTTTGACCTCGAAACTTGGCTGGCCAATGAAATCGCGATCGAATTCGCCCGCGCCGAAGGGTCGGCCTTTGTCAGCGGCACCGGAACCAACCAGCCCGAAGGCTTTCTGAGCGCGCCCACCGGCACTGCCGAAGACGGCGTGCGCGCCTTTGGCACGGTGCAATATATCGGATCGGGCGATGCCACCGGCTTTGACGCTGCACCCGAAGCGCGGCTGATCGACCTCATTCACTCGCTCAAGGCCAGCCACCGTCAGGGCGCGAGTTTCGTGATGAATTCGGCCACGCTGGCCACCGTGCGCAAGCTCAAGACCGCCGATGGCGCGTTTCTGTGGCAACCGGGCATGGTCGAAGGCCAGCCCGACCGCCTGCTCGGCTATCCGGTGGTCGAGGCCGAGGACATGCCCGATGTCGCGGGCGGCGCGTTTCCGATCGCCTTTGGCAATTTCCGCCACGGCTATCTGATCGCAGAACACAGCGCCACGCGGGTGCTGCGTGATCCGTTCTCGAACAAGCCCTTCGTCCACTTCTACGCGACCAAGCGGGTGGGCGGCCAGGTGCTCGATTCGAACGCGATCAAGCTGCTCAAGATCGAAGCGTGATTTGAATTTCGCACGCGCATCCGCGTGCGGAATCCTCTCGTCTGCGGCTCGAATCTGGCTTTGTCTCGGCCCGCAGAATGCGGGCCGCAAGCGCGACCGCGCGCCCGCAGCGATGCGGCCCCGGACTTGTTCCGGGGTCGCATGAGCGAGGACATCGCACGCCCGATGGCGCGCGGAATACGAAAAAGGAGACCGCAATGCTGCGGACCATCAAGCAACCGGCCGTTCTCAGCGGTGCGGGCTTAAGCGAATTCAAGCAATGGCTCGGCATCACCCGGACCGATGAAGACGCATTGCTGCTCGATCTGCTGAGCGCGGCTGTGGCGATGTGCGAAGCCTTTACCGGTCAGACGCCACTGGAACAGAGAGTCGAGGAACGCTTTCCGCCTCAGCGCGGGCGTTATCACCTTGCCTCGCGTCCGGTGCAGGCGCTCGTCGCCGCTGAAAGTGTTTCCGTCAGCGGGACGCGCACCACCATCGCGGCGTCCGGATACCGGTTTGAAGTCTGTGCAACCGGCATGGCCACTTTTGACCTTCAGACGGATCTCGACGCGCAATTCATGGCAGTCGAGATTGTCGCCGGGATCGCGCCTGACTGGGCCTCGCTGCCGGGACCGCTGCGACAGGGGATCATCCGGCTCGCCGCGCATTATTACCGCGACCGCGACCATGAAGGCGCGGTCCAACCGCCCGCCAGTGTGAGCGCGCTGTGGCGGCCCTGGCGGATCACGAGGCTGACATGATCCGCGCCAGCTTCACCGGTCAGGCTGTAGCCGAACTCGCCCGGCAGCTCACGATGCGCGCCCGTCAATTGGGCGCACAGCGCGCCGCCACACGCGCCCGCAAACACCGCGAACAGCGCCATCGCTGGCGCTCCGCCGCCACGCTTTGGCCCGGATTTGGACAGGAGCAGCGCTGATGGAAAACCACTTGCGCGCCGCCCTTATCGCTTGGCTGCGTGACGATCCTGCGCTTGCTGCGATCAACGCGGTCGAGGAGGAAAGCCCGCTCAAGGCCAGCCCGCCCTGGCTCGGCATTGCCGCCAGCGCCTCGATCGATTGGGGGACCAAGGACCGTCCGGGCCGCGAGGTTCGGATCGCGCTCGAGCTGGAAAGCCGGGTCGATGATCCGGTGGCGGACGCAGGCCTGATTGCTGCGATCGAGCGCCGGGTGCTTGACCTGCCGCCTTTCCACGCCGGCTTCGAAGTGGCCTCGATCCGGTTCCTGCGCGCCCGCAGCGAACGGCGCGACTTTAACCGGCGCGCGGCGCTGCTCGAATATCGCTTCCGCATCTTTGAACCCAACCCCCAACAACCGGAGTAAGTCCATGCCTGCACAACACGGCTCTGCCTTCCTGCTCAAGATCGGCGATGGCGCCCCTGAACCTGCTTACGAAACCGTCGCCGGCCTGCGCACCACGCAGCTTTCAATCAATGGCGACACGGTGGTGGTAACACACAAGCAATCGGGCGGTTGGCGCGAATTGCTCTCGGGCGCTGGCACGCGCTCGGTCTCGGTCAGCGCCGCCGGGATTTTCCTGGGCAGCAATGCCGAAAGCGCGGTGCGCGCTCATGCACTGGCCGGAACACTCGACGATTATGAATTGTCGTTCGAGGATGGCGAAAGACTGCGCGGGCGATTTTTGGTCCAGCGGCTCGATTATTCGGGCGATTTCAATGGTGAGCGCAATTACACGCTGCAATTGGAAAGCTCGGGTCCGGTCGTGCCCGCATGACCCACCCCGCCAATCCGATCCGCGGCGAGGCGGAGTTATGCATTGCGGGAAAGCCGCACATTCTGCGCCCGACGTTCGAGGCTCTGGTGGCCGCCGAACAGGAACTGGGTTCGTTGTTCGAACTGGTGGAGCGCGCTTCGCAAGGTATGCTGACCTTGTCCGAAATGGCCGCGCTGCTTTGGCATTGCCTGCCGCCTGACACCCGCCCGTCCCGCGACGCGGTGGGCGCAGCGGTGCTGAAGATCGGTATGTTGGAGGCGACCAAGCCGCTGCGTGTGATCCTGGCCCAGGTGCTTCAGGGGCAGGCGTGACCGCGACTTTCACACAATCGGCGGCGCATTGGGCGGGCTTGGCAGCCCGGCTGCTGGGCTGGCGGCCTGACGAATTCTGGCGCGCGACACCCACCGAAATGGCCACTGCCCTCACCGATCCCGCCGAGCCGCAGGCCACGCAGCCACCCAATCGAGACCAGATTGCCCGCATGATGGAGCGCGACACAGATGGATGACACTTTTGAAGAACTCGTGATCGACGTGCGCGCCACGACCGATGGCTTTGCTGCTGATTTGCAGGGGATGCGTAGCACCATCGACACTTCGTTGCTTGACGGCTTCAACCGCGCAGGCAGCGTGCTCGAACGCAGCCTGCTGACCGCTTTGCGCAACGGCCGGCTGGGCTTTGATGATCTGAAACGGGTGGCACTGAGCGCGCTCGACGAGATCGCGGCGCATGCTCTCAAATCGGGGATCAATTCGCTGTTCGGCGGATCGAGCGGCTCGGGCGGATTGGGCAATTTGCTGGGTCAGACGCTGGGCGCGCTGTTCGGCCTGCCCGGCCGCGCAACCGGCGGTCCGGTGTCGCCGGGGCGCGGCTATGTGGTGGGCGAGCGCGGGCCGGAAGTGTTCGTGCCGACAACTTCGGGCCGGATTGAAACCAGCGGCTCCGGCGGCGGCTTAGGCCGTGACGTGCGCGTCGCCATTCAACTCGCCACCCCGCGCGGAACCGCCGCCCCCACCGCCATGCGCCGATCATCGCGCCAAGTCGCCAGCGCCGTGCGCCGCGCGCTCGAAAACAGCTGAGGAACGCTCATGCCATTCTGGCTTGCACAACGCCGCCATGCGCAGGAATCGAGCTATATCCAGCGGTTCGATCCGCGTTTCTGGACGGTCAATTTCCCGCGCCCGGCGATGGCATCGGTGGTTACGACCGGCCCAGATTCGCTGCGGGTCGATGTCGAATTGCACCACGAGGGCGAGCTGGTCGGGTTGATCTGGGACAGTGTCGATACGCTCGACCACCCACTGCTCGCCTATGAAACCAATCGCGATTACGCCAACACCGCCCTCACCTTCCGCTGGCAATCGCAGGGGATCATTCCGCTCGATCAGCCCAACGGGCCAACGCTGACGATCGAGGGCTATGATACCGCCGATCAGCCCCGGACCTGGTTCGTGCGATTGTGGAACTATGCCGAGGGCACGCCCGAAGACGCGGTCGTCACTCTGCCATTTTCGCAGCTCGAAGGCGGCTATGCGCTGCCGGGCGAACCGATCAATCCTGCGCGCATCGACCGGATGTTCATTTCGCTGGTCGCGCCCGATTATGTCGCGGGCAGCACCGCACCGCTACCCGCACGGCTTAACGGCCATGCGCTGCTCACCGAGATTAAAGCGGATGGCGCGCGAGCGATGCTCGAAATCGGCGATGTCATGCTGCCTGCTCATGGCGAGCGGATGGCCACCGCCTATGACGATGCGTTCAACCAAAGCCCGGCGCGGCTGATCCGCAGCGTCATCGGTCTGGGGTATCGCAGCGACATCGTCCATTATGTCGGGATGAGCCACTTCATGCGGCTTCACCGGCAGGCAGGCGGCGCGCTGTTGACCACAAGCGCCGGTGAATTGCGCGAACCTGCCCGGCGCTGGCATGCAGCTCTGTTCGAACAGGCAGCTGCCAGCGATCTCGAAGTGATCGCCTCAATCTCTTACGAATTGTTCGACGCTTTTTGCCCCGAAAGCTGGAAACAGCGCACTGCATCGGGCGCAGCGGCGCAGACCGGCTGGGTGCCGCCATCGACGCTGTTATCGCCTGCGAATGCCGAAGCGATGACCTGGCTGAGGCACAGCGCGCTTAATTTCGTCGACCTGCTGGAGGAAGCAACGCTTCCGGTGCGAGTGCAGATTGGGGAGCCTTGGTGGTGGATCACCCAGCAAGGTGAAATCTGCCTTTATGACAGTGCAGCACAAACCGCCTTTGGCGGATCGCCGCCGGAGATCGTGGACCTGAGCGCTGCGCTCGGGCCTGCTCAGATCGCCTTGCTGGATCAGGCCGGAGCTTTGCTGGCCCAGTCCACGGCAGACCTGACCACTGCGGTGAGAGCCCGGGCGGCCGGAATCGCACAGGTGCTGCTGCTCGCTTTTACGCCGACTGTGCTCAACCCGGCGACGCCCGAATTGTATCGTGCCAATCTGCCGCAAGGATGGGCCTATCCGGCCTTCGACCGGCTCCAGTTGGAGGATTACGACTGGCTGACAGTCGGCGCGGACGGTTTGCGGCGGTCCGCCTACATCTTTGTCGACGACTGGCTCGGCTACCCGATTGAAGATCAGGATTATCTCTCGGGCTTTGTGCTCAACCCCGCCGATGCCGAACCCTTCTGGACGCGGATTAATGCCGGCCTCGATGAAGCCGCCGCGCGCGGCATCACCCGGCGCTACCTCTGGGCGCTGCCACAGGTTGCACGCGATGGATATACCCGCCTTGCCCGCATTGAGGAGGATGACATGGCCCCTTTCGACGACGTTTCCTATCCCTTTGCGCTTGGTCGCAGCACCGCCGTTGCACCCGAATTCTCGACCTCGGTCACTGTCACCGCATCGGGACACGAACAGCGCAATTCGCTGTGGTCCGATGCCCGGCTGCATTTCGACGTCGGTCCCGGCATTCGGTCCGAGGCCGAGCTTTCACAGCTGATTGCCTTTTTCAGGCAGCGGCGTGGCGCAGCGCGGGGGTTCCGCATCACCGACCCTTATGATCACAGTTCCAACGGTATGACCGGAACGCCCGGCATGTCCGATCAATTGCTCGGCATCGGCGACGGTCTCAGCGTCGATTTCCCGTTGATCAAGAGCTACGGCAGCGGCACCGAACCGCAGATCAGGCGCATAACCCGCCCACGACCCGAAACGATTGTAATCAGCGCTGGTGATTTCGGGAACGACACCTGGACTCTACTTGATCACGGCATCATCCGGTTTGACACTGCGCCGCCAGTCGGCGCCGAAGTGCGCGCAGGCTTTTTGTTCGATGTGCCCGTCCGCTTCGCCGAGGACCGGATCGACGTCTCCGGGGTCAATTTTGCCGCGGGCGAAGCACCCAGCATCCCACTGATCGAATTGCGCGAGGCCGTGTGATGCGTGCTTTTTTCGACCGCGAGCTTGATACTGTTGCGACATTTTGGCGGGTTTACCGCCGCGACGGAGTGGCGCTTGCCTTTACCAGCCATGATCGCGATCTGGCCTTTGCGGGAATCCGCCATCGCGCCGCGCCGGGCATGGTGCCCAGCTCGATCAAGCTGACCACTGAAATCAGCGCCGACAGCGCCGAAGTCGAAGGCGTACTCAACCATGCCGCCATCAGTGAAGCGGACCTTGCTGCGGGCCTGTTTGATGAGGCAGCAATTGAAATCGGCGCGGTCGACTGGGAAAGCCTTGAGCACCGCATTCTCTACACGGGACAGATCGGGCAGGTCGAAACCGACCGGAACAGCTTCAGCGCGGAACTCCGGTCAGCCAAGCGGGTCCTCGACCGCGATCTGGTCCCGCGCACCAGCCCCACCTGCCGCGCGAGCTTCTGCGGTCCGGGGTGCAACCTTTCATCGCTACATTTTTTCTCGAGCCGTCCATTGGTTAGCGTCGATTACGATGCCAACCGGGTCTCTTTCGGAGCCTTGAATGCCGTCGATTATCTTGATGGTCAGGTGCGGTTTCTGGAAGGCCCACAGACCGGAATCATCTTTGGCATCATCGCCGCAGATGCGGGCGGTCTCACGCTCGATCGCCAGTTGACGCAGGGGCTTACTCCCGGAATGCGCGCACAATTGCGCGAAGGTTGCGACCACACCCTCACCACCTGCAGCACCCGGTTTGGCAATGCGATCAACTTTCGCGGTGAACCGTTCCTGCCGGGCAATGATCTGCTGACCCGTTATGGCCAGCCGTCCGGATGAGCGATGCGGCAGGTCTGGCTGACGCTGCCGAAGCCTTCATGGGCGTCCGGTTCCGACTGCACGGACGCGACCCTGCAACTGGCCTTGACTGCGTTGGTCTGGTGGCCGCAAGCCTTCGGGCGATTGGACTCACGGCGCAGGAACCGCGCGGCTACCGACTGCGCAATGCCTCGATCGCTGGCTGGCTCGACACGGTATCACAGTCCGGCCTGGTGCCCGTCCACGGACCTGTTCGACGCGGCGATGTCCTGTTGATTTCGCCCGGCCCAGCACAACACCATCTGATCATTGCTCAAGGCCGCGGGTGGGTGATCCACGCGCATTCTGGGCTTGGCCGCGTGGTTAGCGAACCGGTGACGGCACCGTTGAAAGCAGTCGCGCATTGGCGGCTCGACAGCTCAACCAAGGAAGATTGAATGGCTACCCTTGTGCTTTCCACCATCGGATCGGCCATTGGCGGGCCGATCGGGCAGACAATCGGCGCACTCATCGGCAATCAGATCGACAAGGCAATCTTTGCTCCCGGTGGCTCGCGCGAAGGCCCGCGCCTCAAGGAGCTGGCGCTGACCACTTCAAGCTACGGCCAGCCGATTGCGCGGCAGTTCGGCCGCATGCGCGTTGGCGGAACCGTGATCTGGGCCACCGACATCAAGGAGACCTCCGCGCGCGAAGGCGTGGGCAAAGGCCAGACATCGACCACGACCTATAGCTATTCGGTATCCTTTGCAGTGGCCTTGTCGAGCACTGCCTTGGCGCGGGTCGGACGGGTATGGGCCGATGGCAATCTGCTGCGCGGGGAGAACGGCGATCTCAAGGTGGAAGGCGCGATGCGATTTTACCGGGGCGATGGCGATTCCCCGGTCGACCCCCTGATTGCAGCAGACAAGGGCGCTCTGGCCCCTGCGTTTCGTGACTGCGCTTATGTCGTATTCGAGGATCTCGCCCTTGCGGATTACGGCAATCGCATTCCGGCCTTAACCTTCGAAGTCTTTGCCACGAACGAGGACAGCGTGGCGATCGAACAGCTTCTGCCTGGTTCAGCGCAGGCCCGGCAACCCAGTCTGCTCACCCATGCGCGGGGCTTTGCCGACGAAGGTGGCGCGGTTGGCCGGACGCTTGCCGCGATCAATGAAGTATTGCCGCTATCCTGCGTCATAACTGCCGATGGTTTGCGCATCACCACAATCGACAACGCTAGCATTGCCGTCCGTCCCTTGCCCGAGAGGCTGATCGAGATCGACGATTCCGAAGCGCGTGAGCGTCCCAACCAGCGATTGCAAAATGCCGATGCGGCACCCTTGGCGCTGCGATATTACGATGAGGACCGCGACTATCAGCCCGGAGTCCAGCGCGCAGTCGGTATGCGACCAAACGGGTTTGAGAACCTGATCGATTTGCCCGCGACCATGACGGCCAGCGGGGCGCGGCAACTGGCCAACCACAATGCTCAGCGCGCCCGCTGGCGTGGTGAGCGCAAAACATGGCTCACCGCTGTGCTCGACGAAGAGCATCAGCCCGGAGCGTTGGTCACGGTCCCAGATGCGCCGGGAATCTGGCGAGTCGTCGGTTGGGAATGGCATGATCGGGGCATCGAGCTGGAATTGGAACGAATGCCGCCGCACAGCGATTTCACCATCGCTGCCGATTCGGGAGCGCTCCAAGCTCCGGTCGATTTGATTGCCCCTGCGACCATACTCGATTTTCTGGAGGTCCCGCCCGAAAGCGCCGCGAATCCTTCGGCGCCGCAAGTATATGCGGCGGCAACCGCCCAGAACCGCGCATGGCGCGGTGCATCTCTGTTCGTTGAACAGGGCAATGCACTTGTGACTATCGCTTCTGCCGCGCCTGCGCGCGCAGTGATGGGTCAGACACTCGAGCCGCTTGTTTCCTCTGACGCGATGTTGTTTGAACCGGCGGCGCAAGTTTTGGTGGAGCTGGCTGGCAGCGATCTGCAATTAGAGCCTAGTGATCTTGCGGGCCTTGCCTCAGGGACAAACCGGTTGATGATCGGCAGCGAGGTGCTTCAGTTCGCCGATGCCCAACCGCTTGGCGATCGCCTATGGCAATTGTCGGGTCTGCTGCGTGGGCGGGCCGGGACCGAGGATCATGCAGCTACTGGTCATTTGTCTGGTGCGCCAATCGTCCTGCTCGACAACCGCCTCACCCCGGTCGACCCCGCATTGGCTGCGGTCCAGATGGCGCAAAGAATGGCGGCGCTTGGGCGCGGTGACAGCGAACCGGTCTTTGCTGAATTGCGCAATGCAGGTCTCTCGCGTCGCCCGCCCAGTCCGGTCCACCCGCTAATCGACCAGGACGCCGACCTCAATTGGCATATGTGCTGGACGCGCCGGGCCAGAGGGGCCTGGATTTGGCTCGATGGAGTTGAAGTGCCGCTGGTGGAGGAAAGCGAACAATATCGGATCGGCTTTGGCGATACCTCTGCGCCCTACACCACCTGGATGACTGGCACCGCTGAGATCACACTTTCGGCCAGCGAACGCGCTGCACTTGTGGGCCAATTCGGACCCGCCGCGCTGTGGGTGCAACAGGTTGGCACCTTTGGGGCTTCCGTACCCGTGTTTCTTGCAAACCTCGACTGAACAAGGATTTGGCATGCCTGCACCCTTTGAATTTCCCGCCTCAACTGCAAAGCTTGGACTGCCCCTGCTGTTTACGGGGCAAGCGCAAAAGGAGTTCTTTGTAAATCAGGCCTTTGCGCTGATCGATGCAATGATGCATCAATCCGTAGCAGCCTCACTCAACGCGCCGCCTAGCAATCCGGACGAAGGCAGCATGTACCGGATCACTGCCCCGGCAAGCGTAGCATGGAGTGGCAAGGAAGATTCGCTCGCCATCCGCATCGCCGGGGCATGGAACTTCGTCGATCCACACGAGGGCATGCGGATTTTTGACCAGAACGCCGGCCAGTTTCTCGTCTTCAAGGGGCAATGGGAAACCGGCATCATGCCGGCCCAACCCAACGGAGGGGCAGTGATCGATGTCGAGAGTCGGGCCGCACTCTCTGCCCTCATGCAGGAATTGGCCCGCTTGGGAATCATCACCTGAATTTTGCCTCTGAGCGCCTGAGTCAACTGCCCAAAAAACAGGTGGTAACCCCTTATGATGCGAAATTCAGGCAGAAATCTCCATAATAGCGGCATTCTTGCAACACTCGAAGGGGATTGATGACTTGCCTCTCAAGGGGTGAGAAGTTAGAGACAATCCAGAACCTCACTTCGCTAAAAAAGGGGAATATAAGAAATGCGCAAGTTCGTCATTGGAATGGCGATGGCTTCGACAGCGCTCACTGCGCCCGCCATGGCCCGCGATGGTCAATGGTATATTGAGGGTAGCGGTGGTGCCATGCTGGTCGAAGACGTTGTTTTTGACGTCGATGGTAACCCGGGCGATGCCGAAGCTGGCTTCGATTACGGTTACGATTTTGGTGCATCAGTTGGTTACGACTTCGGCGCGTTCCGCCTCGAAGCCGAAGCTAGCTATCGTGCAGCCGATCTCGAAGAACTGACTGGCGGCACTTCCGGCCTTCAGGGCTTCGGTCAAGTCGGTGGTCCG